TATATTTTTATTCACCGAAAAAGTGTGAGCTTTTTTCATAATTCGTAAGTCCATACTTCGTTATTTTTAAAAGTTTATAATAACAGCAAAATATGAATGACATAACAGAGAAGCATGAATAAATAAAAAAATTAATTGGAGTAAGCCAAACCACCCATACCTGACATTATACGCAATACATTGTAGTTGGTTGCATATACACGAACTTTTGCCGTCTTTGTTCCTTCAACAGTAGCATTAGAAAGAACCAATTGAAGAGTTGCATTATCAATACGAGAAAAATTACATGTTCCACTTGGTTGATGTTCTTCAGGACGAAGAGCGAAGGAGTAAACATTAATTCCTTCATCAGGATTTCTGGTATGTGCTTGAAATGGTTGAACCCAACTAAAATAAGAACCTTCACGCTCAGAGAATCGGTCTTGTCCGTTGAGTTGCAACTTGGCGGTAACAACAGGGTTAAGACCCCAACAATGCATATCCAAAGAAGTTTCAGTTAATACGAAAGTTCCAGCATCAGAAACAGATGAGCCACTATTATGTGTTCCGACAGTATTAACATTTGTGAGTTGTGATAAAATAGGGTCAGAAGCGATATAAGTTGATGGAAGTTGAATATTTGGACCTCCAAAATTAGGTTCATTATAAGGATTTTGTGGTCCATGCCAGTATCCAGTAAAACCATAAGGAATATTTACATCAACAGCACCTGCATCTTCAAATAATCCACGTGCATCAATAAAGGCATTAGCACCTGCAGTTTCATTAGGACCACCAAATGCGTGAATTGCGTTTGGAAGAGCATCAACAGCATCAGTATAATTAAATGGTTGTGCCCCAAGAACCTTGTATAAAAGAGCATCACAAACAAGAGAAGAACAGTAATCAACATTTTGGTCTGGTTGGACGACCCATATTAATTCCTTTACAGGATGATTAAAATTCAACTTAATTTTGTTGGAAGAAGAACCGACGGATTCATCACCAGTAAATTGTAATTGACTAATCAAATATTCGTGAGGATTTTGTGCGAAACGTCTTCGTTCATCAGTATCCAAGAAAACATAATCAACATATAAAGATGCAGCAACTAATGACTGGTTATAAGCAATAGAAGCAGGAACAGGTCTTCCAGGAGTATATTGAGTTTGAGTTGAAGGGTCTTGACAACTTAAAGTTGTAACAGCCCACAAACACTCATCAATTGGACGAATATCCAAATTAATTTTTACTTCGTGATATTGAAGAGCAATAAGTGGTAAAGCAAGACCAGGATTAGCACAAAACCAAAATTGAAATGGAATATATAATGTGGTTTCTGGAAGAGCATTACGAGGAGCACAAACTTGTCGTGGGGCAAGAGAATCACAAGGACCATCAACAGCCGCAAAAGAAGGATCAGTGATAAAGGTCAATTGAGTAGTATTACCCACCATTTTGAAATATCCACGTTGTTGTTCTGATGTCATCGTGAGCTGATTCCAAATATGCATCCAATCACCATATTGGCGGTCAATACGTTGACCTCCAATTTCAACCTCAACCTGTGCGATAAGTTGTTCCCCAGGAAAATCTAACCAACGGGCATATACACCTGTTCCTTGACTTGTGGAATAACTTGAAACACCCATAAGTTGATTAATTTCTGGAAGAGTAACTTGCAAATAAGTTCTATAAGCCAAATCTCCATTACGACTAATAATACAAGTTACACGACGTCCAAAATCTGCCTGTCCATTGAAAGTTTGTTCGATTGATTCAATTGCAAAATTTGTATAACGCTTGTATGTAACTTTCCAAAAAGTTATTTGTGGATTACCGGTAAGATAAACATCTTGTGCACCATAAGCTACTAATTGCCGTTGTGTTTTACAGTTTGTATTTGCTTATAAAATACAAACACCTGACCTTTCGAATCAGGACCAGACTTTACTTTATGCCTTATCTGATTTGTTTAAAATCATCATTTAAGACCCATAACCGTCAAGTCGTTGAACCTTCTCCATATGCTAACATAACGCATTTAGGAGCTTGGCTGCGGATTTCCCAATCAATAACATTTTTACCATCGGGTTCGGCTATTAACCGAGATCCTCCATAAATTTTCAAATATAGAGTGGTAGTTATTGCTCTAAGGGGTTTCCCGCAATTTGGTCATGTCGCATATAATTATTTTTATGTAAATATGCTAACATAGTAAATATGCTAACATAGTAAATATGCTAACATAGTAAATATGCTAACATAAAATGATAACATAAATGCTAATAAAAATAATTATACACTAGGAGGTTGCACACTTTTAATGCCTCCTGTTACTCACAATTAGTTTATGAGTCCGCCTCCCATTTTATATATATATTATTGTTGAAGAAAAAAATTTTACAAAAAAACAACTAATTAATTAATTAATTAATTAATTAATTATATGGAATATTTTATTTAGGTATGTGGATATTTAGGTATGTGGAAATATTTGAATTTTTATTTTAGCAGTTGTTTGATATCTGAATTTTTATTTATAAAATTTGTTAAAAATGAATCATCTAAATATAATTCTTTATTATTTTCGTGTTTTTTTGTAAATATATATTTATCTCCTTTTTTTTTAACAATCCAACCATCTTGCAAAGCATTATAAATAAATAACATTTTTTTAAAACATATATTTTCTATTTCAACAATTTGATTTTCATTTTTATTCATCACTCTATATCATATAATTTGTTAAATAATTATTATTTTAAACACACAATTCTTATAAAATAATGAACGATAATATTAGACTGTATTACATACTAAATAAGTATGAAAAATATTAGGATTTTTTATACTTCGCATACTTCGCATACTTCGCATACTTCGTTGGATAACTAAATGTCTTATTAAAATAATAATAATAATCATAAATAATTAATTAAAAATTTAAATTTTTAATAATTATAATGTTTAAAGTAAAACAAACAAAAAAAATATTAAAAATGGATAATAAATCTTTGGCAACATTAGATAATAAACATAATGAATTTATTCATGAGTTTCAATATAATGAAAAAATAGAAATACCAAAATTAAATGAAGAAAAAATAAATTATTTTAATTTATTAAAAAAAACAAATAATATTGATGAAAAATTAGATATTCAAGATAAAATAAATGATATAAAAGAAAAAATAAAAAATTTAAAAGATAAAAAAAAAAAATATTATTTAAAAAATTCTAAATATATTTTTGAATATTTTGAAAATAAAAAAAATATAAATGAAAAAATTAAAAATAATCTTTCAAAAAATAATTTAATTGGTGAATTCTTTAAAATTAAAAACAATGATAATGATATTTTACAAAATAATGATAAAAATAAAAATATCGTTCAAAATTATTTATCAAATATAGATGATAATTTTATTAATTTAAATTTATATATAAAAAATACGGATTACTGTATGGTTTGTAATATTGGAGAACTTATTATTGTTGAAGATGATGGTGTTTTATTATGTAATCATTGTTTTAAAAGTATTCCTTATTTAGTTGAAAATGAAAAACCTTCATATAAAGAACCTCCCAAAGAAGTTTGTTTTAATGCTTATAAAAGATTAAATCATTGGAAAGAAATATTATCTCAATTTCAAGGGAAAGAAACAACACAAATAGATAATGATATTATTGAAAAAATAAAACAACAAATGAAAAAAGAACGAATAAATATAAATGAAAATGAATTAACAGATATTAAAATAAAAGAAATATTAAAAAAATTAAATTTAAATAAATATTATGAACATATAGCTTTTATTAAAAATAAATTAGGTATTAAACCTTTAACAATGTCAATTGAATTAGAAGATTTATTATGTAATTTATTTATTGAATTACAATCTCCATATGCTAAACACGTGCCTGGTTATAGAGTTAATTTTTTAAATTATTATTATGTATTATATAAATTATGTGAATTGTTGGGTGAAACTCAATATTTAAAACATATTCCAATGTTAAAAGATAGACATAAATTAATAGAACAAGATATGATATGGTTTGGAATGTGTAAAACTTTAAATTGGGAATATATTCCCACTATTTAAATAATAATATTTTTAAAATATTATTATTTTTGATAAATATTCTTCTAAAAATCTCACGAAACTACGGGATTTTTTATACTTAGTTGGCGAACGACACTTCGTAAGTATGGATAAATATTTTAATGTATTGATGCAGAACACATATTATACAATAAACGATTATTTATATAAATTAAAAACATAGCCAAAGGTGCTGAAAGTAAAGATATAAATATTTCAATAGAAAGTTTTTTAGTTAATAGTCCAACAACTAATGTAAAAAGAGTAATAAGAAGTGAAATGAAAGCAAAAATAGTTAAAACATAATAATAAAAACAATATTCTTTTGGAAGAGAACCAGATATACTGTCAAATAACATAATTTATAATATAAGAAAATATTTTTTTTATTTTGTAATTTATTTTGTAATTTATTTTGTAATTTATTTTGTAATTAAAATAAACTAAATTAATAGTTATCAAAAAATATATAATTAACATTTGAATACATATTATCTCCTTTTTTAACATTATATAAACTTCTATATATTGGAGATAAGGATAAACAAGTATTTATTCTATATTTTGTAAGTGGATGATTTAAAAAACTACCCCCAATATTCATTTGTTTTCCATAAATGATTTGTCGTCCTTGAACGGCAAATAAAGTATAAAACAAATCAAATGATAATTTTTTAAAATAATTATTATATGAAAAATATTCTTGAAAATTTTGTAAATATTCTTCACATATTGAAAAAGAAAGAACATCAGCAAATAATTCATTTTTAACAATATCTGTATCAACTAAAATACCATCTTTTGTTGTTTGTTTAATATAAATTTTATTAACAATATCCATAAACGCATCAATATTTTTTATTGCTTTTAAATCTTCTTTAATCCAATATGTTATTTTTCCGTTATAGTTATATTTTCTTCCGTTATAATCTAATGAATGAGATATTTCATGTGCAATAGTATAACCAATATATGCTAAATTATATTCAATACTTAATCCTGTTAAATTAATAAATGGTTTTTGAATAAAAGCTTGTGGAATAAAAATAGAATTATTTGATTCATCATATTCAGCATTTACTGAATAGGCGTGATTACTTCCAATTGTATATACATTCCAATTAATGTAAGATAAATTAATATCACTTGATTTATCAATAAGCGATATATATATTTTTCTATATTCTTTTGATATTTTTGATAAATTTTCCCAAACATCATTTTTACTAAATAATATGTTTGTAATATCTTGAATTTGTTTTCTACTTCCTAAATCAACTTTTAAATTTTCTATACATTGAATCGCATTTTTTTTTGTTTTGTTATTTAACCATATACATTTTTTTAATTTTCTAATTAAAATATTTTGTAAATCATTTGTTAAATTTTTGATATAATTTATTTCAATAAATCTTGGATTATTTTCAATATAAAGTTTAGTGATTAAATTATTATAACATAATGATAATGGAATCATATAATTTTGTTTTAAAAGTTCATTGGAAAAAACTCCAAATTGTTTTTTAAAATTACTGTAAAAATGAGATGTTTTTTCTCCAAAATTTAATATACCATTACAAAATATATAAATCCAATATGATTTCCATTTTGGACTTTTCCAATTTTGTTTTAATTCAAAAATAATATATTTCAAATAATTACCATTTAATATAAGAAACGATTCTGGAATTTCATCTTTTTTTATTCCAAAATATTTACAATATATATCAAAATCAAAATCAAAATATTCAATTGATTTTTTACGTGTTATTTTATCTAAAACATATGGATCACTAATATTACTTTTATATTGTTGTGTAAAACCAGTAATAATTATTTTTTGTATTTCAATAATATGATCTGGATTTACAATATTATTTTCTCCTAATGCATAATCTGTTATTGTTTTTACATATTTTTTAATAACTCTGATTACATTTTCACTTTTAATATTATATTTATCTGTAAATAATAATTGATAATCGGATAATAAAAATTCTGGATAAAATATTTTTAATGTAAAATTTTCAGGTTTATAAATATCTCTTGTTATTCCTAAATAAAATGGACTTCTATATTTTATTGTTTCAAAATTATTGATATAGGATAATAATTTTAAAACATCATCGTCTTCTAAATGATGATTTAAAATAATTAATTGTTCTTTTAAATGTTTATCAATTATTGTTTGATTTGATTTAAAATTAAAACTTTCAATTAAATTTTTAATATTTTCTGTATTTTTATTTTTATTATTTTTAATATAATTTTCAAGTAATACATATATTTCATCATAAATTTTATTTTGTTGAATTCTAAAATTATCTATTTTTGAATAAGATAAATTTGTTGGATGTTTTATTAAATCTTCTTTTTTTTCTTCTAACCAATCATAATTTATATAATTATAAAAATCACTTTTTGGATTTATTATTTTTGGAATATTTTTATATTGAAATATTTTTTGAATTTTTTTACTCCATAAGTGATTGTATTTATATTTTTTATTGAAATCTTCTTGAAATCTTGGTAATAAAAAATTTGTTTCTTTATTTAAAAAATCAATTTGTCTTGAAGTTATTTGTTTTCTTTTTTTATACTTACGAAGTGTCGTTGTTTTATTATTTTTATACTTGATATTCTTCTTTGTTTTTTTATTTTTTGTTATTTCCATATTATAATATATATTCATTTTATACTTCGTTAATATATAATAAAAATGTTATTAAAATCCACCAAATCCACCAGCAAGATTTGAACCAATTGTAAATGCTGTTCCTGTATGTGCTGCTACACTCATACTTGGTAAATAAGTATCAAGAATACAAAAAGTACTTGCTGCCGTTAAAGCAATTAAAGTTATTTCTTCAAAATTTAAACTTTGTTTAGGTATAGCATAAGCAACTAATGAAACCATCAAACCTTCAACTAAATACTTAATAATTCTTTTAATAAGTTCCATAATGTCAAACATTCCTGTCATTTTATTATAAATTTATAAAAGAAAAAAATTATATAATTTATTAAATAAACATTTAAATAAATTATTTAAATAAATATATTAATGTCAAAAAAAAATATTTCATTTGAAAGAAAATTGACAAAAGAAGGAAAAAATAATCCTAAATATATTGATTTATTGGATGTTGACAAATCAGTCGCAGGTCAAAATTTTTGTTGTATTTCTTTTTTATCTCCTGAAACAATTTTAAAACAAAAAAATAATTTTATGTTTGAAAAATTCCTAAATAAATGGGATTTTTCAAAATCAATGGAAAAATTTATCCAATTTTTAAATTTTATTAGTTTTAAATATAAAATAAAAAGTGATGTTTTAATGAAAGATTTTGAAGAATTTGTTGATGAAGAACAAAAACAATTAACAAACTACAATATTTCAAATGATTTTAAAAATTTTATGGATAAAAATGAAGAAAAGTATGAAAAAGAATTTAATAAAATTCATAATTTTCAAACTTCAACAAGAGGAGTAAAAATTAGAGGTTCTTATCCAAGTCAAGAAGAAGCAGAATTAAGATGCAAAATTTTAAGGGAAATTGACCCAACTTTTGATATTTTTGTTGGACCAGTCGGTCAATGGTTATTGTGGGATCCAGAAGCTTATAAAACAGGTCGTGTTGAATATATGGAAGAAGAATTAAATAAATTAATGCACGAAAAAATAAAAAATGAAGAAAATGCAAAACTTGAATTCGAACAAAGATTAAAAGAAACAAAGAAAAAAGCAATTGAAGAAAATATTAAAAATGCTGAAAAATCAGGCAATTTATTAACACAAGATATTGATGAAGAAGGTAATCTCATCGGTATTTCAAATACAACACAAGAAAAAACTTTTAAAAATGATGAAAATATAACTATTGAAAAAATAAAAGATGAATTGTTTGAAGGAGAGAATATTGTTATTGACAAAAATTCAAAACACGGTTTAGATGA